CTCCTCACAGGGGCTTTGTAGGCCCCCACCCCCTCAGGTTAAACTGAGGGGGCCCACTCGACATCGATGAAGACGCGTCGAGGACGTCCAGAACGTTCTAGATGCTTTTCATCAAACACGGGTTGGTCCCCGCGCTTGAGGAAGTGCTTAAGAAGAGCGTCATACCCATCAATTTCGTTGATAGGTAGACGTCCACGTATTACAGCGCCCCTGACGAGGGGGCGTTGTAACCGCTTGCACATCCTGTCGGTTTGGTAACCTTCAGGACGTAGTCTTCCAAGCACCGGGCTAGTGGGAGTTACGGTTAGGAAAGAATTTAAACTCTTTTCCCAATCATAAATCCACTTCATCTCATTCACGTAAGGGAAGGGAATTAACCCTTCAATTACAGAATCGAGATAAGCGACAGGCCGTTCAAAGCCTGCCTCGTACAACTGGTTCCGCAAGGAAACAGTTGACACTAGCTCACTAGCGTTCTTACGTGAGGTAGGGAACACACTACGCATGCGGACGATGGAAACATCCGTTCCGGCGTAGTAGTCCTTTCCGCAAGACTCTCGAAACCTTCCGGTCCAGAAAGACTTGCCGCTGTTCACCTTGAATCCAAAAGATTCAAGTGCAGCCGTTACGTAGGGCACCGTTTCTATGGGGACAATTATGTCGTCTCCATAGATGCGTACCTTGCCTCGGTAGGACTCTATGTCTTTCCGAGTTAACCGTCGGTTGAGCATGGTGCTAATTCCAACAAAGACAGTGGTCAAAAAGACCATCGCCTCCATAGGAAAGCACAGTGCGGAACCCATAGACGCAAATTTGTTGAGCTCAAGAGTAATCCCAAGCTCACGAATCTCCGCCCGTGTGGATCTGCTTGCTTGAACCGCCTCATCCGTAAGGGTGTGGCGAGCATGCATGATCCGCACAAGTCGGTTGGAGACGCGATCCGATGCTTCGCTCAAGTCGAGCGTTGCCAGCTCCCCAGTCAGGGAGCCGTGACGAGCCATTCGCTGATTAATTTCTTGCGAACCAGCTCCGTCAAAACGGATAAAGTCCTTCAGGATGTCATCCTGTTGGATACCTTCTACAAGAATCTCCAAGAGCCCCTGCTGCACGTATTGCATGCATACAGGTTCCATGGCGATAATTCTAGGCGTCTCAAGCGTTTTAGGAACGGAGGTGACCCTTGCGGGCATCTCCGATCCGGGTTCCCGGAAAGTGACACGATGGAGATCAGCATGCTGACTCCAGCTCGCACAAGCATAATCCACGTAGTGGAATCCTGCTTGCTCGAGGCGCATGGTCCAATCGCGCGACAGGTACTTCTTGTTTCCAAGAATCCCCTCCGCCGTTGAACCAGGGCCGTGCTTGGGTTTAAAGACTCTGCCTTCATAGATTTTAGAATCTACGAAGGACCAGAGATCCCGCCCAAGAAGACGATGTACAGCACCAAAGAGTAGCTCAAGACTAGAGCTACGACGCTGATCATTGTCACCCACTTCCCGGTCACACTCGATGAATTTCTGTAACGCGGCCGCTGATCGTTCATCTGAACAGTCAAGCTTGATCTTAGCAAACATTAGCGTTAGCTGACGTATTGCATGGATTGCCGTGATATTAGGTTCATCGAGCAACCGCCCGGTACTACGATCGAACACCTGATCAAGGAAACCTCCCAGAAAACGGGGTGTACCTCGATGTCTGCTGAAAGTAGCAAACATCGTGTGATCTACTTGGCCACGGTCAAGGGCTTTCAGAAAGTCCTTGCCGAACCGAGCAAGCGTAATCGTTAGAAACGATACGCCTTCGTGTTCGAAACGGTTATGGACGAATTTCTCGTCCATAACGGTACTGGTGCAACATCTTCTGCCGGACTCTTCCAGCAGCAGCTGATAGAATGACATAAGGCTTTTCAAGCCATCCTCCTTTATTGGGGGATATTGCTATCCGTAGCAATGTGTCATCACCTATCCGCTATTACTATGCTAAAACCAATGCTCTTTAGCTCTCGCCGCCAAGCAGCTTGTTAAGAACAGCTGCAGAGGATGCGTTGAGCTGAGCAATCAGGCCATCAAAGATAGCCTTCTTGTCAGCATTGGTGTAGCCGGTGTCAGAGAAGTCGAAACTAATCTGAACCGTACCGCCAACCGCGCGATTAAGCGACGGCTGGAGAGGGTCCGCGACGGTCTTAGAGACCTCGACACGGGCAACATCGCGAACACGGCGACCATACTGGTGCTGTGCCTTGAGGATGGTAAGACCATCCGCAGAGCGATAAATGCCGGTCGACCCTTCCCGAAAAGTATTCGGGAGAGGGATTGCGGTACCCGAAATGGTAATAGTCTGCGGGTCAGCGAATGCCATTGCATCATTCCAATCAGTAACCGTTACCGCATTTGTGGTAACGGGGTAAGGAAGAGCTCTCAGATCTTGAGAGCCCTTTTGCGGTTAAAACCGCCCTGGCGCCCGGGTTATGCCCAGTGCAGTCAGGATTGCCCACTGTTGTGGAGTAAACTCCGCAGTGGAAAGGCCGAAGCCATAAGGGCTTGCAGGATAACGAACTTTACGCTCATACTGCACTATCGTTCTGATATCATTGATCGGTTTTCCCGATACAGATCCACCAGAGCGACATCCAGTTAGAATGTATTCATCCGTTATCGTGGTACGTCGCATGATGTACCCATACTGCATCGCAATGCGATCGGAACCCATTCGTGATACGTTGGAAACAACGTTCCCAAGAGTCACAAACCAGTCCGACAACCAAGTCCAAGGATAGAGGTTCCAGAGTGTTTCTGGAGTAATCTTAACGCCGTGCAAGCGGTCCACTTCGGTGAGCCACTTATCTGCCTTTGCAAGCAGATTATCTCCTTCTGGGAGATAGTACTTAAAGCGTCCAGAAAACCAGGTCTCGCGCCTTTCGGTGCGAACCCTGACCAATTTCCCAGTGTCTAAGAATACGCCTGGATACGCCCCAGCCCAAGCAAAGGGCTGAGTGTTCAAGCGAAGGACCTCCTCGGTCCGTTTTTCATAGACAGGAAACTCATATCTACGCCGAATTGTACGGTTAGAGTCTCGATACATTTGCTTTAACTGCATTGCGGTACGCCTCGCGGCGAGCGCAGTAGCAGTAATGTCTCGAGCGAGAGGTGAAATACCGAATTGGAAATTCAGGTATTCCTTCGAGTAGTTTTTAAGATACTCATCCCGCTTCATAGTCTGACGACTAAAAAGCTGGGTCCCAATCATCTTGGGGACGCCCTCTCGTAGCAACTCTCCGAACGTAACGGATAGATCGGTATCAGGGGACAGTGGTAGGGTACGGCTAATCGCCGTACCTCCTAGGCCGAAGAGCTCAAGCATTTCTATGTTCCTATTAGTCAAAGACTGATAGGAAGGCATATGACGCCTGATATCTTCTGCCATCACAGGTCCACGATAGAATCCTCCACCGCCGGGGACAACCACATTGATGTTATCGTTGTGGCTGTTCTTCACAAAGATCTTCTCAGTAAAGAAAGAAGATCCCTGATCTCTACTCGACGCAAAACGTCGAATATGAGGCGGCATAGAAGGATCCTTAGCGATTTTCTGCATTTGCAGAAAACCGGTATCCCTTGATTCGGTTCGTTGAAGAAACCCGGGCATCAGAGTCTCGTAGGTGTAAGCCACGAAATTCGAATACCCTCCCCTGATCCTTCGACCAGGGGCAAAGAGAGGACTAGTCCTACTCTTTACTTCTTTTTCTCCGAACATGATCTCCGACTTCCTTAGTTAGACCGGCCCCCCCTCGCCCCTTCTTCACACTAGGTGTTAGCCTAGGTGTATTGGAGTGAGAGGGGGGACACGGTAGAGTAGCGGTTAACAGCCGCCAGATGCTTGCCAGCACCGGGGGGTCCC